TCAACTATAAAAAATGCCCTGCTCAATAACGATTGAGCAGGGCATTGAGCGAAACTTTTTAAGTTCTTTGCTTACCGATCTGTGGTTTCCAAGTTGGTTTAGTCAGCTCGGTCGCTAGGTCGGGGTAGATTGGTTGATCAATTTTCCCAAGGAAATTCACTTGGAGCTAATGTTGTAATTGTACTTCTTTGCTTATCTATTTCTTGTTTAATTCTAATATTAACTTCTAATTCATATCCACCTATAACAACAGTTTGCAACCAATTAATTATATCTTGTTTGCTCAAACTTTCAAACGGAATAAAATTACTAACATTTAAATTTTCTACAGGAAATTTAGTTGATGCTTCAAAAGATCCTTGTAAATTATTTTCACTGTCTGTACCTATTTTTTTCCATGATACCTCATAAATTACATTCTGTAAAGAACCTACAACATCTAGTTTTTTAAGCGATGTAATTTCCCAAGTATAAGTAATACTCATACTAATATTTCCTTATTTGTTCTAATTAATTTAATTAATAAATATCCAAAATCTAAATGGTACCATTTATTACCAAAGTTTGGACTGCGTGGATTATCGTGATGATATTTATGATACCATTCCCCACTAGCGGGTAGTATCCATTCCATATATGGCATATTTTTTACTATACCATTTTTATGTGTAGTAATTTGATGAACAGCCCCAATAAAGTGCACAGAGCCTAGTGGCATCAAGTAGCCAAATAATAACAACATAGGGTCAATATAATATAATATTAAACTAAATAGTAATACTATTAATATACTATACCTATGAGTAAATTTTAATACTGGATCGTTTGATAAGTGTTTTAATCGCCATAAACTCATTGGAACTTTATTATAACTTTTCCATAGTAAATAGTTAATATTTACATTATGTGGATCTCTATTAGTATCTGAATATTCGTGATGAGTAATATGGGCTGTACTCCAAGCTTGCGGGCTTCCATGTATACCTAAGTTACTGCCCATAGCTAATATAGAGTGCCAAAAATTATTTGTAGTAAAACTTCCATGGCTAAAATACCTATGTAGTCCCACTGTTACAAATAAAGAACATACTATATGCCCAGTTAACCAAGCTAACAACCAAGAGCTAGAAACATAATTAGTTGTGACTAAGTAAAGACCTATAATAATACTGCACATGCCTAATATATAAGCTACAGGTATCATCCATATTTTTTGGCGAAACATATTAATCCTCAAATTTTAATATATAAGTAGTTTCTTGTGCTACAATTGTTTTTTCTTGTATAGCAATTATAGTATAAGGTGCTTCTCTATTATCTATAGTGCCATAACATACTAAATATAGTTCTTTATTACTAATATTAATATTATTACCTTTATTTACTATCATAGGTGTTAAAATAGGCAGTCTACCTCTATTATGTGTTCTATTGCAGCACCACAATTCAATGTCTTCAATAGATTCTAATTTAGTAATGCCAGCAGGGTGGTCTGGTCGATCACCTGAAAAAACCCCTGCAGTTCTATTAGGAATAATAACTCCATTACTGTTAGAAACAGTACCCAGACCTTTAACATAAAATGTTAAATTTGGTGCTGTTTCTCTGCTTATAGTATTTTTTGCAACTGTAGTTAAAGTACAACCACTAGGTATTTTTGTTTGAACTATTTTCCATTTATTGAAAACTAAGTGTTCAATATTTTGAATACCTAATTCATGAGCTGCTCTATATTCTTGTCTATTTGGAAAATTCATAGAATCACCACATTTGTTGATCCTGGAATAGCGGAATTATCTTTTGGATATGCATCTTTTACAAGTTTTATTGTAGTGTAAAACGGTTCAGCTTTAGGTATAGTATCTGCATGCATTGCGTGCCACAACATATCTAATTGTTCTGCAATAGAAGGATAAATCTGTCGTCTAGCATCAATATATGTTATAGGATCGGGAACCCTACTATTGGGTATTATATCTTTAGTTATAGTATCTATAGTATCTTTTTCGGGATCGCTATAAATTTGTATGATATATTCTCCAGGATTTAAAACTTGTAGGTGGTATGCCTCTTCTTGACACATACCACTACGTATTATATTACCCAAGTCATCATATACAGTGAAATGAACATATTTTGCATCCATAATTAATTACCATTATTATCTTCGAAGTAAAAATACATATAAACCTATTCTTGTGGCGCTATTATAACTAGTTCGTGAAATAGAAATAGTGTAAGTTCCAGCACCTGGATTAATAAACATACGTTGAGGAGCAGCAATACCTCCTATAGTATATGATGATAAATATGGTCCAACTGTACCGGCCGATTTTCCTGACGAGTCTGGTGCGCCTTCACCTAAATTCCAGTCTATAAATATTACGGCTGTACCATCAGGAACCACAATAGTTACGCTAGCGGTCGAGCTCAGACTAGTACTGTAGGCGGAGGAGGATACGGATCCATTACCCATGTAAGTAGTAACATTTCCCGTAACAATACTATCAATTAACCCTAAATTTTTACCTCCTAGTCCACTATAAGTAACTGTACCACCACCAGCTCCACTAAGAGCTCCAGCAGCATTAATAGTAACCTTAGTATTAGCTACTATAGTACCAGCACCAGTTCCTACACCATTGATAGCACCTGTATTAGTATCTATTGTAGTATGGTTAGCATTAATAGCTCCAGTAAAACCAATACCAGTTAAAGTAACTGTACCACCACCAGCTCCACTAAGAGCTCCAGCAGCATTAATGGTAATAGCAGAATTAGCTACGGCTGTATTATTTCCAGTACCAATACCAGTAATATTGTTACCACTAATGGTAATACTGCTATTCTGTAACTGGCTAATATTGATGATATTAGTTTGAGCTACTATTGTGCCATTTAATGTAATATTAGTACCATTATAAGTAATATTATTGGTAGAATTACCTAGAGCAAATGTTCCACCAGAATTTATCAGTGCCCCACTTCCGGTCATTGTTGTTCCGCTAATTGCAGGAGTGCTTCCTACAATTAATGTTCCTAATAAAGAACTACCAGCGGTTATAGTTCCAGTAAATGTAGCATCTCCGGTTGTAGCATCTAATGCTATTTTATGATTTTTTATGGCGTTAGCGGTATCAGCATATTTTCCCATAAATATGCCACCAGGACCAACAAATAAATACGTACGTGGAACTCCACTAGTATTTGCTGCTGCTATAGGCCAATTAGCATTAGTAAAATCGGCGGTTAATACATCTTGATGACAAGCTACAATTTTTGTACTAGCATTTGGTCCTACTAATAATTGATATGTTGCTCCTTGTCCTGCTAATATATTTGTTACACCGGAAGTTAGTTTTGTTTGAAGTGTAGTATCAAAGTTTGTTGTAGCTAATGCATTTGCTGCTTGATTTTTGATAGTAGTAATACTAGTGCCACCAGAACTATCTATTGTAGCAGAACCAATAATAACACTACCTGCCAGTAAAGTTCCTTTTACATAAGCACTCTGTACATAAATACTACCTTCGGTTTTATTTAAATAGTAGCCACTAGTAGCACCTACACCAAAATCGCCGCTAGTAGGAGGATTACTACCATTCCAATTATCACTTTTAATATCTTGAAATACGCTGGCAGCTACTGGTGATGACCAAACGGTTGCATAACCAGCAATTGTAGTACCTTCATATGTTATTGACGTAGAATTAGGATTAAATCTGCCAAATATATACCATAATATTTCACCTACTGATACACTTGGTACTGTTGTAGACCAATTAGTAGGTGCTGCCGGAGTGTTAGCACTTCCTAAAGTAGGATTCGGGCTAACACTAGGAGTAGCACTGGTTTGAGGTTGGACTAAATAAGCAGTAAGACTCCGAATACCTTCTAGTCCTTGTCCTGCTGCACTATCAGTAGTAGCTGTTAATTGACTAGATATGTCATAAACATCTGGATCAATACTACTTATCAGAGCATATTTTACATAATAAGTAGTATTATTTGCTAGCGATTGACTAGAATCATTAAGTGGACCACTTATTGTAATATTTAATCCTGTACCGTCAAAAGCAAGAGTTCCCTGTCCTGGAGGAGTAAACCCAGATGTAGTACTGTACCATACTTTTACAGCTATTAAATCATCACGAATATCACTAGTTCTAATAGTATCATATGGAGTATCTATGACTAATTTTAAACTTTTCAATCCTGAATATAGTCTTGCCGCCATATTACTTTCCTATTTAATTGTAGCAATAATTATAGAGCCCACTGTACTACTAGAACTATAGTTATCGTTTTTATCAATTGCTCTACAAGCTATTCTATAGTTAATTCCTGCACTTGATATTCTAGGGGCGGAGAATTCTTTTAAGTTAAAAACACCTGCAACAGTATTTTTAGTTGTTTTTATTCCATAGTTAGTCACATCTAAGTTCCAAAAATCTCCACTGCCACTATCTTTATAAAGTCTAAACTCGTATTCTTTAAAACTAGGGTCAGTATTGTTTAATACGCCGCCTATAGCAGTACTGGTTAATGTTTGAGATTTGTCTACCTGCCAACTGCTTCCGCTGCCACTAACTATATAAGTATTTGGCAATATTCCGGTTGCAATTAAGAACATTCCTATTTTAGGAGTGCCGCTAGATAAATTACCTATAGTCAAAGTTGTATCGCTAATACTAGAATTATTGCTAGTAAAATTTGTATTTGGCAATACAATTATATAGTGATTAGCTAAGTCTACAGTTAATTCTGGAGAGCTAAGTAATGTGGTACTTTTTCCTTCAATAGATATAAATTTTATATCACTCCACGGACCGACTACGCTACCAATACTATTAGTATATCTTAATCTTACTTTATAAACTTGTCCAGTTATTAATCCATTAATAGTTATTGAACTTTGTTCTTTTGGTACAATATAAGTTTGATTAATACCAACTATATCAAAATTACTATTTGCAGCTACTATCTCTAATTGTACTTTTTCTGCTTGAATACTTACTTCTTCTGGGTTTGCAAAACTTATTATTGTAACATTTTGATAATTACCTGGAGAAATTTGTTCACTTAATCCAGTATTACTAATTGAACTTACAAATATAGGTGCTTTTGTAACTGTATTTTTAACTATAGCATTATTCGTTTGAGTAATATTGCTGTTGTACGCAGGTAATTGAGTATTTGCATCTGATAAATCTAAGGAATATATACTAGGTGAATAATCTACAAGAGTTAGCCGTGCACTTAAGTTAGAACTAGGCTCTATCCCTAATACAATTAATTCCTGTGTTTCTTTATTTGTTTCACCAATCATATATAAATTATCTGCTTCGACTCCTAAACTGGTTAAACTTTCGTTACCAGCAAGATCTGAAATACTAATATTTGTATAATAACCTGTATTTACAGCCGTTAAAGTTTTAAGGACAAAACCTGTACCAGCAGTTGTAGTAAGATTATTAGTGCGTATACGAATTTTATAAGTTTTTGCGCTTTCTAGGTATATTTCATCGGATAGTACGATATTAGCACCATTAAAAGACTTTATTCTGCCTGTACCAGAACCCCATAATGGTACATCATGTGATACTCGTACTAAATCTCCACGGGTGCAAACTAAATATTCAAAATCTACATTTATAGTATAAGTTTCGGGCCGTAACTTTAGTTGTGCAAAATGAAAACGTGCTAAATATTTTGCTTGTGTTGCATTAGTTACACCAGGTAAGTTTAATTCTTCTATTAATTCTACAGTGCTTTCAGTTTTATCAAAGTTACAAACGATAAGCTCATCTTGTTGATAAGATTTTTCTTCATTTACAAAACTAATTCTAAAAGCATCTGGTATACGTGGTAAAGTTTTTGTACTCTCAAAACCCCAGCTATTATGTGGTGTAAAATGTTGCACTACATGATTGCGTGCTGTTTCTATTACAACGCTCCACTTACCATCAATATATGTTGGGCTAGCCATACCTGCCGCACAAATATCTCGTAATACATCCATTACACTTCTAGTATCACTAATTACTGCATTATAGGTTAGTTTAGGTCTTGTACCAACTCCGTTGCAAAATGTATGCCAAATTTTAATAGTATCTAAGTCTATTTCTGTATTTGCGTTGGTTATTCTATAAGGTTTAGGTATCGCAGGATGTGTTAATACATATATAAATAGAGCTGCAGGATTATTTATTATTCTATTTGGTTCATACTTTTCTGTAACACTATCCCAATCCCAGCCAATTGTTTCTACAATAGCGTTTATGCCATCAATTTGCCCATTTATCTTATTTGAGCTTTGAATTTGCATAGCCGTTTTTGCTAGATAACATCCAGGAGGATTTAACATTGGCTTATTATTACTATAACCTACGCTGTTAATATAAACACATCTGTGGTAGTTTCTATAATCACCTTGTCCGCTAGGTGCTTCTTCTAGACTACTATTTATTCTACGAGCACGTATTTTATAGCTAGAGGCTTGAATAATAAGATTCATACTACCTGTAACATTACTAACTACATTAAATGTTGTAGATAAATCAGGATTAGCACTAATAGTCAGCTTATTATTAGTTATATCTAAAGCTTTTACATAATAATTAGTATTGGTTTGTACTCCACCGAACACTGTACCTTGAAAACGAATTCTGTCACCAACTGTTAATTGTATAAATTCAGTTTCAGAACTACAAGTAAATTTATCGTCTGCGGCAGTTGCTGTTGTTATAGCAACGGTTGCTTGAGCTTTGGCATTTAAATTTTTAAATTCATGTACATAGTTAAAGGCATCTTTTTGTTTTTCAAAAAATCCTGCTGTACCAATAGTAATAATATTTTGCGAACTAGGTGATGAATTTTGACCTACGTTATTAGTAAATGTTATTTTACATGCAATGCCTGCAGCTCCACCAGTATTTGTAGCAGTTAGCTGTAAACTATGCGACCCGCTAGAAATATAGCGTTCTACAACTGCTGAACTACGATGTCCACCTTTAGGATAATTAATTATTAAAGTGTCGTCTAATAAAAGTTGCCCATTATCGTCACTACTAAACTCTAACCTATAAATTCCGCTAGTAGTTAGATTTAATACTTTCGTTTGATCGAAAGTTTGTGCTTGATTTGCAGCAGTTGACCAAACACCATAGGTATTTATAAACTCGCCCCAAATACCACTTTTAATGTTTAATATAGTTTGTGAAACTGGTTCTACATTTAATAGTTGTCTAGTGTTAAATATTTCAGTAGTAGTACCGCTAACATTAGGTTGATTACTAACTAATTCTGTTAATTGTCCACTAGCTATTATTATAGTATCATTAACAGCATCTACTGTGCTAGGATCTACTCCTTGATAATAGCTATTTTCATAAGCAATAGTTAGTCCTGTATACCCTTGATTATTATATGCCGTTAGATGATTTTCGGTTTTAGCACTTTGAATACCGCTACTACCAAAAATAACTAAAGTATATAATTTTATAAAACCATTAGGTATAGTAGGAGTATAAGTAAATGTTTGACTACTGCTTAACAATGCAGAGTAATTAGTCTGAAAATATTTTGTTTGTAGTGTTTGACTTGGATTACTGTTTTCTATATCTGTAGCAGAGCCGCTAAATTTAGCAATTTGCCCGTTTGGACCTAGACAGAAAACATGTTTTCTCCATAATTGTATAGTATCACCATTATCATCAATATAAGCTGCTGAACCTAACACATTTCTATAGTCTGCTTGTAGTTTATATGCAGGACTATTATCAGAACTTGTATTTGTCCATGCTTGATCTTGGATACTATCGCCTAAATAATATTTTTTAAGCTGAACTTCTAGTTGACATGTTGTTGCGCGCGAATCTCCTGAATTTTCACCTTTTGTAATTATTTGGCGCATACCTTCAGGAAAATTAAAAGCTACATCTATACTATTAATTGGATCTGTAAATGTGGCTTCTGTCCAAGGATTCGATAAACTAGGAGTATTTACTAGTTCTACGCTTGTGCTTCCAGCCGCTAGTTGCACGTCTGTGGGATATAATTTTTCAAAAGCTGTTACATCCTCGTTTTCTTTTCCGTATAATGTAATTGGTGTAGGCACTAAATCTGGTAAATTATCTTGATAGTAATCTTCAATCTGATTAGCACCAACAGAAATATCACGAACATTTAATGGGCCAAATCCCCAAACAATAACTTGATTTAATATAGTAGTTGTTGTTTTAGTTTTTATATAGGGAGTTGCACCTAATAAACCTGTATATCTAACTCTGCCTAATACAACCGGTATTGGACCAAATCTATTAATTTGATTGCTACTACCAGTAAATAATCCTAATTGTGTAGGACTACCAGGATCTTTTTGTTCTGGTGGTCTAATAGGTAGTACGGCATTTAATAATGCCATACCAGCAAATTGAATAGCTGCTGCTGTTGCTACAAATGTAAATTGAGCTACGCCTCCAGCAGCAGCAGCAGCTGCGGCAGTTGTACCAAGAAACGCTCCTGCTGCATATGGTGCGGCAATAGCAATAGCAAATGATAGTGCTAACCTTAGACCTTCGCGGCCTTGCGGTATGCTTTTATAGGTAATAGTTTGACCTGGCTCTAGCCTAGTAGTAGACCAGCGATCACGATCAATAATATAACCGTCAATCATTATTATCAATCTGCTTGATATATGTTTGCCTAAATTATATTTATCAATTAAATATTTTGCAAAATCTAGGCAAGTAGTTCCTGCTTGAGCTACCTCTATAATGGTAGTTTGACGTAGTGGATGAGGTCTAGCAATTACTTGAACAGCTGGTTCAGTGCTATAACTATAAATACCTTCTAGTCTACGATTCCATTTGTGGTTTTTTAATGATTCTATAACACTATCTTTGCCATCTCTGCAGTGCAAAAATTCTTGGTTATTTAAATAAATTCCTACATGAGTAGGCTCACCTAGTATATTAAATACACAAACATCCCCTAGTTTAGGGGATGTTGTTAAATTCCAGCTAATTTTTGTATGTTTTATAAAATTTGCTAGATATGGATCATTGGCTCCAGAATACTCATTTATATAACTAGGTAAATCAATATTAAATTCATGTTTATAAAATAGACAAACTAATCCCCAGCAATCAACGCCGTGTTCTGTTCTACCATTCTCTAGATATGATAAGCCAATGTATTTTGTATAATCCATTTAGAAAAGTCCTGGAAAATATCTTGGAGTAAAACTATAGGCTGGAAAAGGTTCTAAGTTATAGTTTATCATATTAAGTTCTAGTCTAATACTTTCACTACTATAATTTGCACTAGTTATATAAAAATTAGGAAACTCTGCTTCTACGGTATTTGGAGCACTAGCTAATATCAATTTAATATTAGCTAGTGCAGGTTTTGTTAGATGTGTACGAACAAGTGTAATTGCTTCTTGCGTAACATAATTAATAGTTATACTACATTGCCCAACTCCAGTATCTTGCTCTGGAGGAAGAGTTATTTCCATAGGAATAAAAGAATAGTCCTGATTATTACTAGTAACTCCATATACTATTTCTTGTTCTGTGGTGCTAGCTAATCTACCTGTAAAACCATCTGCTAAATATAAATTATAAGCTCCGCCAGTAGTATCTGGATCAAAAATAGTTAGTAGCATAATTAATTGAGCATCTGTTTCTGACGAAAACATTGCTCTAATAGCGCTAGCACTTAATCTATTTAATCTGCTCATGGTAATATTTCAAAAGTTAGACTAACATTCCAATAATCTGGCGCAAGATATTGGCAACTAAATAATTGTCCCTCTCCTTGCGGTACAATACGTACTTCAACACTAGCATTAGTTCTAGGATGTGTAAAATTAAATCTGCCAACTGTTTTGATGCCGGCAGGATTTTGGTTAGGACTATTATTTATAAATGTTTCTAAGTCAGCAACCTGTGTGCTGGTCATTATAAATTCTACTGGCATAGTATTAGGTACTTTACCACGATAGCGTTGTTTAGCAGGGCCTTTATCAGTTTGACTACGTATAATGCTGGCACCAACTGTTTCTGTGAATCCTTTTTGTGGGGCTTGTGGCAGTGCTACTGGCCAATTTAATACTGCCATATTATCTCCTTGCTACCATAGGTTTAGTTCCGAAACTATTTACAAATGATTGCTGTATATTACTGTTTGGTCTGCTAATTTCACCAGCTACTAAGTCAGCAACAATAACCTCTATGCGACGATTACCACGGCTGTCAGTAGTTTCACGAGTTTCGGCACGAGCTTGAGTAAAGTTATTTACTACTACTTCTACATTACCTTGATTAGCACGAACTCCAAGATTACCTTGACTATCGCGGTTTAGGGGCATAATAGCTTCGGGTCCTGCTTCGCCCATTACGCCTAAACCTTTGGCTGCTTTAAATAGTGTAGGTTGATTTACTATACTATTAGTAAACATTCCGCCACGGGCATAAGCTTCAACACCACGATTAAATGCTGCGCCCATTGCAAATCCGCCTGCATCAACATAAGCGTTGTAAGCAACACCACCGGTATTAGCTGTACTACCGAATATACTTCCTAAAAACTTTAACAAAAATGGTCTACTAGCAGCATAGGCTTCTGTTGCTTGTAGCTTTAGTTCATACCTAGTAATATCAGCTATAAAACTATTAATTACTTCTTTAAAATTTAGCTTACCTGTTTTAGCAAATTCTATTATAGCGTCTGCCATTCCTTCAAACATGCGTTTAAATGAATTACCATAATCTTTAGTTCTAGCATCAAATTTTTCTTGTTCACTTAGTATTTTATTTTGAACTGCCGAATATTCATTAGCTAGCTGTTTAGCCCTATCAATAACCTTTAATTGATCTTCTAAATACTTAATACGCTGTTGAACGCCTGGAGGAGCAATTGTTCCACCCATATCAGAATCTTCAACTTGCGCATTAAGAATAGCTAAATCTGCTTGAATTTGTGCTTGCTTTAGATTTAAACTATTAAGTTTTTCTTGAAGCTGCGATTGTATTTCTAATTGTTTAATACGTATATTTTGTTTATTTATTTCATCTTCTGTTAATACACCCATTTGAGTCCTAAGATCTAAACTTGCGCGCATAAAATCACGTTGTGTACTTTGTGTTTGTTGATTTAATTCAAATAATTGTGTTTCAATATCTAATCTATTTAAATTAGCAGTATTTATTTGTTCAACAATACGCAATTGTTGTTCACGATCAGCAGTAAAACGTCTATTAGCTTCTTCAAGATCTTTGATAAATTGTCTTGTAGATTCTTTGCCAATAACTCTATCAAGTTCTTCTTCTAACGATTTAAGCAACTCTATTTCAAAAGCTGTTGCTTTATTTCTATCAGTATTTATACCTAATTCACCTAAATTAGCTAAATTTTGTTGTTGTTGTGCTATTGCATTTCGTAATCTAGATATATTACTATTAGCTAGATCTTTTGCTTCTGATTCTTTTAATTCGTATAATTGGCGTCTGAAACTTTCGGTAACTGCTGGATTTGCTTCAAATATTTTTTGAAACGTTTCCAGTTCCATCTCTCGTAATTCTATATTATATCTAAGAGCTTCGAGTCTGCGCGTTTCTACTGCTAGAGCTAGATCGGCTTGACGTTTTTGATCTTGCTGAGTTTTGAGAACCTCGCGTTCACCAGTTAACCTATTAATTGAAGCTTGTCTACTTGCTTTTTCACTAGCGCTAACGGCAATATTTTTCAGCGCAGTTTCTTGAGCAATCTTTTTCTCTATTTCAAGTACATCTGCTGCATTTTTAATATCTTGTACAAGCACTTGTAGTTGTTGATTACCACCAGGAGATAACAACCCACTAACTGCTTGTAATTGTTGATTAGCTGTTGTAAGAGTATTATTTAAATCTCTTATTCTAAGATCGAAACTTAGTCCAATATTATCAAAGATTCGCTTAGCCTCTATGTTTTGCTTATCTAAGGTTGCTTTTATGTCTCGGTCTAATTTTTTCTGCAACATATCTACTAGCGGCAAGAACCCAGATCCGCCAGGACGTTTAACTAATTCTTTTAATGCTGATAAAGCTTTACTATCTCCACCTTGAGCTGCCTGCACTAGTCTAGTTGCTTCGTCACGCATTGAAGTAACTGTTTCTCGCTTTTGTTCTAGTGCAGTAATTTTGGGAGCTATTTCTTCTAATTTTCTTAAATTAGTTGGCGAACTTTGTCTTATACTTTCTAACCTACTTAGCTCTAATTGGTCGGTTAAATTCTCCAGAGCAATTCTGTTTAATTCAGTTTTTAATACTAGATCTTCATTTATCTTAGCTAGTTGATTTTCTGTGTTAATAGCCTTAATATCTAGCTGAGCTCTGTAATCAATGCTGGCTTTAGTTTGAGTACCTGTACCAATACTTGCACGAGCTTTTTCTGCTTCAACACGAATTTTTTGTAGTCTTAGATCATATACCTCAAATATTCTATTAATTTGCTCTAGTACAGCACCTTGAATAGCTTTAGCTAATTTTCCTTGTATATCAGCTATCTTGTTTTCTACTTCTGATAATTTACCCTTAGCATAGTCTATTGAATCTACTGCACTCTTTACTTCTTTTTCTAATCGTTTACGAATCGGGTCATTTTCGTATAAACCTTTCATCGCATCTTTCAAACGCTGTACTTCTTGTTCTTGCTTAAATATATTACTAGAGTATTCTTTAGACAAGTTATTTAAACCATCGAATTCATTAGTTAATGTCTTTACTTGAACGGCAAAATCGCCAAAAAATTCTATTCCGCCTTCTTTTGATAATTTATCTAGCGCAGCTCTGGCTGCCGTAGAATCTTTAAATGCTTCTTCTAATGATTGTACACGCTTTAAATTATTCTGTATAAATATACTAAGCGGACTATTATCCTTAACACTATTTGCTAAATTTTGATACGATTGTTGTGTGGCTTTTCCTGCTTCTTCTACACTCTTTGCAAGTGTTTGACTTTTCTTAAGTACATCGTCAGTATCTTTTAAAGTTAAACTTAATACCTTAGAAACGCTTCTGAAATTTTCTTTATCTAGCTTATTAAGAGATTTTTCTATACCTTCTGCACTAAGCTCTACATTTCCTAATATATTTTGTAGTCTACCTTGTAGTTCTTCTCTAATAGCCCCTTCTGGTACTGTTCTAATAGCAGTGGCTATAGCTTCACCTAAGTTTCCTGCTGCAATCTCTTGGCGACTACTTAGACCAGGTAATAAATCTTTGATAGCATCCCAACTTTTATCCCATCTGCTACTAGCTTGTTCGGCTTTTCTAAAAGATTCGGCTACATTACTAATTGCCTCAGTTAAACCACTAAAAGCAGTAATGCTGGCCATAATACTTTCAAAACTAAGCGTGCCCTTGAATTTTTCTATGGTTTGATTTGCAGTTTTTGTATTTTCTTCTAGTACATCAACTGTGCTATTAAATTCACGTACTGACTTAGCATTTGTACTAAATAATGCGTCTAGTCCTAGAAATGCACCAATAATAATTTCTAAATAGAAAAATGCTTTATTAATAGCACTGCCTAAAATTGCAACTGCTCTAGCACTAGCAATCATTACACCCTGAAAAACAGTAGCAAATTTACCTAATCTTCCAAGATCTTGCTCTGCTTGTGCTTTTCCATATAATTCTTTAATACCGCCTGCAAAGCCCTTGCTATCTACATCAGAACTAACTTCACTTAATATACGAAGTTTAGCAGCTTTAGCAGCTGCCTGATCTCTAATCTGTTCACGTTGCCATAACTCAGTTAAAATAGTAGCACGTTTTTGTAAACCTTCTTGTAAGGTTTCGTCTACGTTAGCTAATGCCTGACTGCGCTCTAATACTAACTTTTGTGCATTTGCTACTTTTGTCATTGCAGCTGCAATATTTTGTTTATTAGTAGATTCGCTTTGAGCATATTTAGCACTAGTTTCTTGTAACTTGCTTATGCTTTTTTCATTAGCTACATCTTCTGTCGTAGCCGCACCAAACCATCTACTGCCTGCAATTCGTTTATCCATTCCACTAGTAGCACCAAGTAATTCTTGTTGTGCTGCTTTAAGCTGGCGCTTGGCTTCATTAAGATTTTTCTCGAGTCCAGGAATTCCCAGTGCACGTTCCTGTTTGGCTGCAAAAGCTTCTTGAAAACTTCTATTAATACTGGCTGCTTTTTCTGCTGCATCTTTTGCTGCTACTTCTAGACCGGCACGCCACTGTCCTAAGGCCGGTAGTGCGGTTTTAGTAATCTTAAGCGCTGCTAGAGCAATAGCTCCAGCTATTAATCCTGTATTATCTGCCAGCAACTTAGCTATAGGTGCTACCAGATTATTTACAACTGTTAATATATCTTGTGCTACATTTTTAAGTTGCGCTAGTAGTCTGTCGTATGGGTTACCCTCTTGTGCAATTTCTCCGAATTTATCCCTACCTTCTTTAAGCACAGCATTAGCAAAAGCTTGACGACGTTCAAAATCCGTTAATTGAGCCTCAGTTTTACCTACGCTACGAGCATAATCTTCGGCAGCTTTACCTACTTTGGTAAATAAACCCAATTCGTCTAATAGTTCTGGTTCTAGCTTTGTAATACCTCGTGTAAGACGGCTAACAGCATCGCTCATATTTAAGCCTAGTGCTTGAGCAGCTCCCTTTGCTACTTCTCCTAGCTGCTTAAATTGATCACGTGTCATACCACTGCTCATAGCTTTGGCAGTAGCTTCTGCAGCTTCACGTAAACTAATAGCACCATCACTGGCCGCAGCAAACTGCTTGGCTATGCCGCCCATAGCTGTACCTGTAGCCGCTCCCAGCTGGTCTAGACTACGAATCATCGTATCGGTTTGCATTGCTTCGCGCAATGCGTTAAACGCAGCAGTTACAGCAAAGATATTAGCAGCATAGGTAGCATATAGTCGAACTAGTCCACCTAGTCCACGAGCTTGGTCTGCAAAATCTCTACCACTAGCACCTCCTCCGCCGGCAACTCCACGAGCACGATTATAATCACTGACTTCAGCTCCAGTTATAGGATCTAAACCTGCGCGGCGCATAGCACCTGCACCGGTTTTGGTACCGCGCATTAAATTGTTTGAGCGTTCTAATTGCTCATTAAGTTTCTTAGCATCATTTGTACGAGTTTGTAGAGTTCTACTCTGATCTTGTACGCTAAGATTTATATCTATACGATTACCTGCCATATTAGCTCCAGGTGAATTTTTCTAGCTGCATGTTTTATGCGAGATTACACCAAGTATACCACAAGGGTTGTAAAATGTCAACAGTAAATATTTTGTGCAATAAAAAAGCCCGCTAATGTTGGCTGGCGGGCTTTTGTTCTCGTTTATTAATTAATTGTATTCTAACATTATCAATTAGTTTTATTAATTGTACTATTAGTTTTCTATCTGGAACATCAACTTCCATATAATCTAATATTTCAGTTAAACCTATAAAGCTTTTACCTAAATACAACCCATTAAAGCCTTCCCATTCATCTTTTAACATGCGATAGACGCTTAGTGCTTGCTGTGCTTCTAGTGGAAAATCATCAAAGTCTACTGGTATTTCACTTTCTATTGGTTGATTACCTAACATGTCACACATTTCAAAGTATTGATCGCGTGTCATACCAACTTGTTGATTTTGAAAGTAATTATTTAGTTGCGCTTCGACTCCTTGAAGCTGCTCTTGGAAAAGTTTCCCAAGTCACTAACCTGCTCGCTAATAAAACTATCAAAATCACTGGAATTCTTCATTAAATAGAGAGCATTTTCACTGGTATAATTTAATTCATCCTCTGGATCTAGCTTGCTTACATCTACTGGGGCTAGCTGCTCTAGATAACGTATTTTTAAACCATGCCAGCCTTTTACTGCGTTTTCTACATATAGTTGTAAAAATAATTCGTCATTTAATTCTTCGTGTGGTTGACGATTTTTAAATGTAGTTTTTGTTGCACGTTTGCGAATACTTATAATTGTTTCACGACTTAAAAAAGCTAAGTCAATTTTAAAACCTGGCATGCCAGGATATTCTACTTCAATACTTTTTGAAGGTACTAATAGGGTTTTTAAACTAAGATCTGCCATTTTTATACTAGATTAGTGAGACCGATATTATATCGGTCTCGGTTGATAAAACTTATGCGAAGTATTTTATATTAATTTCATTAGCTTGTGTTAGGTCGAAGTATTCAGCTCCACTAGTACCGTTTTTACCTTGAGCAGTAAAGTTAATAGTCGTACTAATAACTTGCTCAGTAGCAATTGTAGGAATTGTTAATACCACAGCAGGCATTTCAATTTCTACGCGATCAGTAGCACTACTACCACCTATTGCTATTTTAATGTAAAAAGCAGGATCTACGTCTGTACTAGCGTCACTTAATAGTTTACCCAGCAGTCCTGCTGTTTCTGTAGTTCCAGTACGTAAGTAGGCAGTCATACTACCACTAATTGCACGTGTTCCAGCAAAATAAGTAGCTGGCTGATTAACTACTCCAATAACTGCAGGAGTTAAATAACTAACATTATTACTGATTGTTAAATTGCCACCAGTTAATGGTAAATTATAAGTTGTAGAAGCGGTAGCAGGAGATGTAATGGCTACACCACCAATATTTGACTTTAGCTCGACTACACTTAGTTTATTAGCTAAGAATACGGCAGTAGTAATTTTTGGTAAAAATGTACTTGTTGTTCCTGGGAACAATGCGAGAGTTGTGGCATCTGCTTCACCAACTTTTGGCTGAAAATCGTTGTTACTATCATCAATATCAGGTGCATTTACTCTGCGAATGGCTTTAGCTTGGCCTGACCATTGTACGCTTGCAATAGCATCAATACCAAAATCAATTGTTGCTGTGTTTAAAACACAATCATCAATTAAAAAGCAAGTGCTATCCATGATAATAATTAAGCCAAATCGTAATAACTGATGTTTATTACTATTTGTGACTACACAAGTAGCTGGACTTGCGCCTGCGGCAGCATTTGTCCAAGCAGCACTAGCTACCGGAGTAGCACTATTCATATTCATTGCAACGCTACTAAATAAGGCATTCCATAGTGGGGCTTCTTCTGCAGTTACTAAGCTTGTTCCGTCTACACTAGTTTCTACGGGACGAATATAGGTAGTCATATTAAAATCAACAGGATCTAGCTGTGTATTAAAACTACGCTGTCCACGCACTGGTGTAGCACCTGTTTCATTTAATGTAACTGTTTCACTAGTAGTATTTTGATTAAAGCCAAATCCGTCTAATACTTGAATTTCGCGAGTATTAGTTTTACTAATTGCCACGGGAGTACTAGTAGTACCACCAATAACTCCTAAACCCGAACCGCTTGTTCCTACTGCAGTAGTAAAGAACACTCTACTATTACGAAGTAAATTAAAACTCATCTTTTTATCCTCTTAAGAGGTGTTCTCTAGGCCGTGACTAGACGTTTATCTGTATTAGACCTTGTGAACACGGTTTGCTTA